GCGTGGCTTGAACGCAACGACTGGTATGGAAAGAACCCCGAAATGACCGGCGCGGCCCTCGGGGTGCATGAACGCCTTGTCAAGAGCGGCGTTGATCCAGACAGTGAAACGTATTACAGTCAGATTGACGAGGTCATGCGACGTCGTTTCCCTGACGAATTTTCGGATGTGGGGGAAGAGGTCAAGCCCCCCGCCCGGAAAGCGCAGAACGTGGTAGCGCCTGCAGCTCGCGCTGCGAAATCACCACGCAGGATTAAATTGACCTCGACTCAGGCAGCTCTCGCCAAGCGCTTGGGTTTGACACCACAACAGTACGCAGCACAGCTGCTGAAGGAGCAAGGAAATGGTTGACCGTACGCCACGAGATCAGCAGACGCGCGAGACGCGTCAGCGCAAAAAGACGTGGCAGCGGCCGTCGGCTCTGCCCACCCCGAACCAGAAAGGTGGAGTCAAATTCCGCTGGGTTCGCACCGCGACCATGGGCAACTCCGACAACCCCAACGTTTCCACGCGCTTCCGCGAAGGCTACGTACCCGTCAAGGCCGCAGATCACCCTGAGATGCAACTCGTCTCGGATCTCGACACCCGCTGGAAGGAAAACATCGAAGTCGGTGGCCTCCTTCTGTGTGCGATCGACGAAGAGATCGCCGAGGACCGTGTCGCACAGCAGAGCGAGATGACTCAGAAGCAGATGGAGGCGGTGGACAACAACTACCTCCGCCAGTCTGACCCCCGCATGCCTGTTCTGAAACCGGAACGGACCACGCGCACTTCGTTCGGCAAGGGGTGACCTTGTCATGATCCAATCCATCGAGGAGAAGTGCTATGGCAGCGACTGCTAAGCCATACGGTCTCCGTCCCGTGAAACGCGCGGACGGTCTTCCGTACGCTGGGGCCATGTCCCAGTATCTCATCGACCCCGCCGGTGAAGCTACCAATATCTTCAACGGTCAGGTCGTCCACATCGGTGCTGATGGCTACATCGCACTGTCCACCGCAACCGGTGCCGACGGTACCACGAATGCGCTTCCCACCGGCACCACGCTGACGGGCTCGCTTGGCGTTTTCATGGGCTGTGAGTACGTCAATGCTCAAGGGCAGCTGATCCACTCGCAGTACTACCCCTCGGGCTACGCTGCTCCGACCGGCACCGAGATCAAGGCGTTCGTCGTCGACGACCCGAATGTGCTCTTCCAAGCCCAGCTTGACGGCACGATCGACCAGTCGGACATCGGCGCCAACACGTTCTTTGCCGCAGCCCAGAGCACCGCGACCGGTTCGACCGCGACGGGTAACTCGACCTCGGCGCTGGACGCTACCACTGTCACCACGACCGCGGCGTTCCGCATCGTGGCGGCGGTTTCGCCGATCGGTGACGCCTATCCGGACGTGCTGGTCAAGTTCAACCCGGGCTACCACAGCTTCACCAACGCTGTTGGCCTGTAAGGAGGGCTGAAATATGGCTATTTCACGTTCCCAGCTCCTCAAGGAGCTTCTCCCGGGTCTCAACGCGCTGTTCGGCATGGAGTACGAGAAGTACGAAAACGAGCACGCAGAGATCTACGAGACCGAGACTTCCGAACGTTCGTTCGAAGAAGAGGTCAAGCTGTCTGGCTTCGGCGCTGCGCCGGTCAAGTCGGAAGGCGCGGCCATCTCCTACGACAACGCGCAGGAAGCATGGACCACTCGCTACGTCCACGAGACGGTCGCGATGGGCTTCTCGATCACCGAGGAAGCTGTCGAGGACAATCTTTACGATTCGCTCTCGGCTCGCTACACCCGCGCACTGGCTCGCGCCATGGCGTACACCAAGCAGGTCAAGGCCGCAGCTCTGCTGAACAACGGCTTCACGACCTACAACACTGGTGATGGTGTCACGTGGTTCAACACCGCCCACCCGACGGTGGACGGCGCGACGAACCGCAACCGGCCGTCGGTCGATGCCGACCTGAACGAGACCTCTCTCGAGCAGGCCGTGATCGACATCGCAGCCTTCGTGGACGAGCGGGGTCTTCTGATCGCCGCCCAGCCGCGCAAGCTGATCGTGCCTCCGGCGCTGATGTTCGTGGCCACCCGTCTTCTGCAGACGGAGCTGCGTGTCGGCACCGCGGACAACGACCTGAACGCGCTGCGGACGAATGGGTCAATCCCGGAGGGGTATCGGGTCAACCACTACCTCACGGACAATGAGGCATGGTTCATCAAGACGGACATCCCGAACGGCGCGAAGCACTTCGTCCGTGCGGCGATGACCACTGCCATGGACGGGGACTTCGACACAGGTAACGCTCGCTACAAAGCCAGAGAACGCTATAGCTTCGGCGTAAGCGACGGTCTCTGCATGTACGCGTCGCCGGGCGCTTGATAGCAATATCAAGCACTTAGCTCTTGGAAGGTCCGCTTCGGCGGGCCTTTCTGCTTTTTTGGGGTTGCGCCAATCTATATGATCCTATAGGTTAGCGGCATATAAGTTAGGAGAACTAATATGCCCCCCGAGACAATCTCTAGGAAGGACGCCCGCGCCGCGGGCCTGAAGCACTACTTTACGGGCAAGCCTTGCCCGCGAGGTCATATAGATTATCGTTTTGTATCTGTAGGCACCTGCAAGTCTTGCGCTCGCGAGAGGGCCATGGAGGCCCACGTGCATACCACCAACCGGCGTAGGGCATACTCGGACGGGCCGGGCTTCGTTGCCGCCGCTGAGGCCGCCGGGCGGGGGTTTGACTATAGCAAGGTTGTGTATGTTAACGCCCATACCAAGGTTGAGATAGTCTGCCCCGAGCACGGTAGCTTTTGGCAAACGCCGACCAACCACATTTATGGAAAAGGATGCCCTAAGTGCAAACACGCAGCAACCGGTGCGCGCAGCAAGAAAACCAAAGAGCAGTTTGTGCAGGATGCAATCGCAGTATGGGGGGACCGGTTTGATTACAACGCCGTACATTATGTGGACTCCCACACCCCGGTAGACATTATGTGTAAAGAGCACGGGGTATTCAAACAAACCCCGACCAACCATCTTGGTGGGCAAGTCTCCTGCACCAAGTGCAACCATACCAAATCCGCCGGCGAAGCCGCCATCGCAGACTTCCTCTCCCAGTTCACTACTGTCGTCCAGCGCGACCGCACTCTCATCGGCCCCAAAGAGCTCGACATCTACCTCCCGGAGCACAACCTCGCCGTGGAGTATTGCGGGATGTATTGGCACAGCCACAGCGACCGCGACGATGAGCGGAAGAACAAGGGGAAGCACGCCGAGAAGTTTCGGTTGTGCGCTGCCAAGGGCGTGCGCCTTATCACGCTCTACGAGACTGAGTGGTTGGAGCGGCCGCAGGCCGTGAAGCGCATGCTGCGCAACGCAATCGGTAGGTCTCGTGGGCGTGTCATGGCCCGGAAGTGCGAGATCGGCCGACCGGCGCCGCAGGAAGCACGGGCTTTCTACGAGCGCTACCACCCACAGGGGGGTGCAGGTGCCGGAGAGCACTATGGGCTCTACTGGAAAGGCAATCTGGTGGCGTGCATGCGCTTCAGCTTTGGGGGTAACGACCGCGGTGTGGGGGCCAAGCAGCGCCAGTGGACGCTGAGTAGGTATGCGACCCGGGTGACGGTACCCGGCGGCGCCGGCCGCCTGTTCAAGGCATTCCTGAAGGACGTTGATCCGCCGACCGTGAAGTCCTTCTCTGACAACCGGTGGTTCTCCGGGGACATGTATCCTGCGCTGGGTTTCGATCTCGAGGCGGAGGTTCCCCCTGACTATCAGGTGTGGAGCATGAAGCTCGGGCTCCGCCCCAAGCCGCACTATCAGCGCCGCCAGCTGCAGCAGCGTCTGAAGGACCACGGGGTTGGTGAGGTGTTCGACCCGGAGACTGATTTGCGGACGGAGGCCGAGATGACATACCTGATGGGCGCGCGCCGGATCTACGACTGCGGCAAAAGACGTTGGCAGTGGACGAAGCAGGCTTGACCTGCTACCCTCCAAACATCCTGACAGCTGCGCAGTGCAGCTGACTGACCCAGACAGGAGACTCACATGGGTACTTCGACTTTCTCCGGCCCGGTCGTCTCGACGGCAGGCTTCATCTCCGGCGCAAACTCCCTCGTCACCGTCGACACCGCCACGGCGACTGTCACGGCCGCGGCACATGCGGGGCGTACGGTCCTCCTCGATCGCGCTGCAGGCCAAGCCCTGACCCTGCCGGCTGCCACCGGCACTGGCAACACCTACAAGTTCTTCGTCAAGACGACGATCACGTCGAACTCGACCACGATCAAGGTGGCGGACGCCACGGACGTGATGGCGGGTGTCGCCATCGTGGCGAACGACACGGACAACTCGGCTTCGATTTTCGAGACTGCGGCGACCACGGACACGATCACCTTCAACGGCGGCACCACCGGCGGCATCCTCGGCGCGGTTGTCGAGCTGCAGGACGTGGCTGCCAACCTCTGGGCGGTCAAGATCACTGGTGCAGCCACGGGCACCGAAGCGACGCCCTTCTCTGCCACGGTGAGCTGATATGGGTAAGCTGAACGCCAAGCCCGTGAAGGCGGTGAAACCGCCCCGCAAGCCCGCTCCCACGAAGGGGGATGAGTGATGCCCGCATATCGCACCTCTGATGCTACGGTCTCGGCGCATAGCGCCGAGGCTGTCACGCCGTCGGACTCCACAGCTCTGAAACCGACCCGAGGGCTCTTCGTGGGCGGCGAGGGCGCTGTGAAGGTCGACATGGCCGACACTGGCACCGCGATCACGTTCAGCGGTGTGGCGGCAGGCACCCTGCTGCCGATCCAAGTCGTGAAGGTCTACAGCACCGACACCGACGCGACGGACATCGTCGCGCTCTACTGAGGGTTCGCCATGTTCGTTGGTCTCGGGATGTCCTTGGTCGCCAAGCTCCGCGCGAGCGGGGCGGTTGCCCCGGCGTTTACGCCGGCCTCGCTGTTCGCAGCGGGCGAGGAAGGCGTTTGGTATGAACCCAGCACGACCACGGCTTTCCGCTCCACGACTGACCTGACGCCCTGCACCTACGGCCAATCCTGCGGGTTCCTCTTGGACAAGTCTCAGGGGGCTGGGTATTCGGGTGGCAGCTTTACGGGGCTGGGGAGTGAACTGGTCACGAATGGAACGTTTGATACGGATACGGATTGGACGGATATTTCAAGTGGCACAGGGACGGCAACTATTTCTGGCGGGATTGCGACACTGGCCGCTGGAAACTCCGCGAACCGCGCGCAACTTATTCAAGGTTTTAGCACAACTGTAGGTAAAACTTACGTTGCCGAGGTGGACGCTCAAGGCATTGCTGGCGTTAATCAATTTATTTTATACGCCCAAACAAGTGCCGTTTTTAATACGGGTGTTTTGCAAGCAGCCGTTGATGTTTCGACCAGCTTAACAACTTTGCGCATGGTTTTTACGGCAACCACGACGACTACTTATATTTCCGTTCGGGCAGGGTCTGCGTCAACGGCCACCTTCGACAACATCTCCGTCCGCGAACTCCCCGGCAATCACGCGGTTCAGGAGACTGAGTCCGCCCGTCCTATCCTTGCCCGTGTGCCGAGTGGGGGGCGGAGGAACCTGCTGGAGCGGACTGAGGAGTTTGATAAT